GAAAAATTGATTCTCGGTCTTATGCAGATTGAGAATCTTGTAGTATTATCTGAAACTCTTGAATACCGAGAGTATCTTCAAAGCAAACTTTATAAACTTAAGTATGAACTTAAGAGACAGTTGAGTGGCTGCACATCAGACCTTGACAAGCAAGACTAAATCTATTATAGTAAAAGGATAAATTACAGGAGTTAATGAAAAATCTCTTTATCGTCGATCATTTTTGTCCATTTCCGACTTCGGAATATGGTGGTCTTTGGAACGTAATTGCTGAAGATGCTGAAGAATGTTTTGATCTAATTGTATCGGAAGACAATGACATGTATCCTGAGTATTATGGCAAACTCAGAGAGAATATCAAGAAGGCCGATAAATACACTTTGTTAGAAGAAGTAGAGTCCAAAGTAGTTTCCTCTTTCCTGACCTAAAATGACTGTATCCAAAGATCCCAACGACAAATATAGCGAGTATGCTGTAGATTTTCATGGAATTAAGGATCATTCAGAAGACGAAGTAGATCCTAATGCTGGAAATATTGATGACTGGCATAACAGACATCAAGATAAAACATTAGAAAACTTCTGTGATAGTCATCCCTCTGCACCACAATGTAAGGTATTCGATGAATGATGCTCATAAACGTGCTCTTGGTTTGATGATCGAGAGTGTGTTAAAACCAGATCCAAAGCTCCGTGGTTGTGCACACAATCAGGACTGTTACGATGAATTGATGTACTGGCGTCAAAAGATGCTAGACTTACTTTATTCTTATTCTAACGATGAAAATCCAATTCCATAAATGTCCTGAAGGATATGAATATTGGACTGATGATTTCTCAAAAACTGTAAAACGTATTTGGATTCGTAATCTAGGACATTTTACATATACTGATGAAAAACCAAGTAGTGTTTGGGGTTTCTGGGATACTAAAAAAGAAGTCTTTCTTGCTCCTATCAACTCTAAGAAACCAGGTAAAGTTGTAGACTTTAGGAATACAACTCCTTATTCAGCAATGCAGTTGAATCTAAACCCACTGATGTCGGCATTTAGTTAATTTCAATTCTTTAGAATATGACTTACATTCCCAAAGTTAATGACTATGTAAAGTGGCGTAATCATCAGGGATGGATATATTTTAAAGATATTGATAATGAATATATTACGATTGAAGTTGGAGTCAAGATAAAACCTAAAAGTACATATTCAAGAGTTCAGTTACATCGAAAAGATCATATTCTTATAGTGTGTCATTCAGAATATTGGAATGAGTTAAAGTACATTAAATCTAGAAAATCGATTTATCATGAAGATTAGAAATTTCTTATTGTCACTGCCTTTTTTGGTAATGACCCCAGCATTCGCTGAACCAACTAAAGGTTGGTACACTATGGATGCAATGGGATGTATGATTTTGCGAGAATGTACTGATGGTGTGGTTGAAATTAAAAATCACAAAGATGTCGCAAAATATTATAAGAAGTTTCCAATGACACCACCAATGTCGGTGGAGTTTGATAATTTAGTAGTAGCAGCAAATAAGGTAGGATCAAAAGTTTATATTGCACCTGAAAAGTATTTCCCACCAGGACATCGTGGTGTATATCATACTGTCAGCAATAATTTCTATCTTAATGATGCATTTGTAAAAAGATATAATGTTTTGATGACTGTTATGAGACATGAAGGGTGGCATGCTGCTCAAGATTGTATGGCAGGTAGTATTACGAATAGTATGATTGCTATTATTCATCCTGAGGAAAATGTTCCTAAGGTTTGGAGAGAGATTGTAGAGAAAACATATCCAAAGTCGGCTGTTCCCTGGGAAGCAGAAGCGAAGTGGGCTGGTATGACTGAAGGAATGACAATGAAAGCATTAGAATCCTGTGCACGTGGAAGTATGTGGACTGATTATAAGCCAACTCCACTCACAGAGAAATGGTTAAGAGAAGAAGGATATATTAAGGAGTAAATGAGTAAAAAGAAAAAAACTATTTGGAGACTATGGGCCAAAGCGTTAGGAGAAAAGAGTGGAAAAACAGATAGAGAATCAGATACTATTGCTTGGATACGCACCTTTATTTTTGTTTCTTACCTGGTTACTAATGTGGCCATTGTTTCTAATGCAGTGAGACATTGGAATGACGTGGACAGTTCAAAAACCTGCACATCTTCCTTGACTTTGCCATCTAAATAACCTATATTAGAAAGGTAGTCAATCAGGAGTCACCATGCCTGCAACTTATCTTCCGCAAAAGACCCGTTATCGCATCACTTTGGATCTTAATGTAATCGACGATTTCAATCCAATGGATATTGATTGGGAAAAACTGCTTGGTATTGAAGGTGGTGAATCAGTTGATGCTTATGTTGAAGATCTCAGCACTCCTGATTATTATTTCTCTTGATCTTAGTGATCGAGATGGTGAGCGATCTAAATACTTTATGATTTAGATCGTCCACCATGGCATTTTATATTACAAGACCATCGACTCTGATACACAATAAAACTGTGTATTATGTTGGTGGCAGTCAATGGTCTGATGATACTAATAATAAAAAGTTGTTTGATAATGAACAAGAAGCAAATAGCTTATTGAATAATGAAAATGGTAAGAATGGTGGGTTTAAGTTAGCACAGGTAGTAGAAGAATGAAAAACTTTCGAGAGTTTATGACTGAAATAGCTGAGGCATATGATGCTGAAGTTATGGGAAGAAGTCAGATCCGTAAAACTGGAGAAGGTGGGCGTATTGGTGCTGAACGTAAGAAGTCAGAACCAGAAAGAAGAAGAGTGAAAGCAGTTGGTGGTGGAAGGACTGCACCTGTTGAATATAAAGATAGAAAAGATATTGGTCAACAGAGACAACGTTCGACTAGAGAACAACAACCTGAGAAAGAAAGAGGTAGTGCAAGATTATCTGCAAAAGAGGCACAAAGAAAGGCATATCTAGAAAGAAAGGCAAGAGAAAAGGGTGGTAGTTCTACACCATCCACGAAGAAAGATACAGAAAAGGCAGCAACAAAACTTCTTTCAACTAAGAAACCTGAAAAGAAAGTCTCACCTGACTATAAACCACAAAAAGCAAGTGGTATGACAAGAGCGGAAAGAATGTCTCAACAACGTAAGGGTGAGGCAGCACTGAAAGATATTATGAAACAGCAAGAGTTCTCCAGATACGAGAAAGAAACTGGTCAGAAGGCAACTGGTAAAGCAAAGACCAAGTTGTTAGGTAGAGTAGCAAAGAGAATGGCTAACTGATGAAAGGACTTATCAAACTTTTCAACACAAAAGATGAGGCAATTAGTTATTTTGTCTCAAATGATGGTTTGACCTTAGAAGAATCAAAAGAACATGTTGCAAAGAATACTTTCAGAGCCAATGATGGATCCGAAAGAGTGTGGGTTACAATTATTAGCAATTAATTGTTGTCAGTAACCTTCAAACTGTTCTTGTAGTGTAGATCTCTTGACTTTTGTCTAGAGGTCATTTATCATGTTATTGTCAATTTGAATCAAACAATGTCAAACGGTTCTTCTCAGATTCTTCGCGAACTTCAAGATCTCCGCAAAACTTGGAAAGTACAGAACTTTTACTATACTCGCGAACAGCAAGAACGGTATGATGAACTTACTCAACTCCGTCGTGCTTTTGTTGAAAAGTGGAAAGAAGAGGGTAAAGTGTGGGTTGGTCCCTCTCAAGCAGGAAGGAACTTTGAAGAGGTAGAAAGTTAGTAACCTCCAAAGTGTCCTATTACTAGATCCTGATTGTTATGCCCCATACTCACATCGAACATCCCGAAGATTGTATTCTCACTGGTGATCTCAGTGTCTTGAATCTTCTCTATGATCAGGCATACATTACCATGAAGATGGATGGTATGTCGTTGGTGTGGGGTACTAACCCTGCCAATGGTAGGTTTTTTGTTTGTACCAAATCTGCATTCAATAAGAAGAAAGTTCGTCTCTGCTATACTCCAGACGATATTGATACCCATTTTGGACACCAAGAAGAAGTTGCAGAGATTCTATATTATTGTTTGAAGTATCTTCCCAAAACTGATAATATCTACTGGGGAGATTGGTTGGGTTTTGGTAGGACCGATGTGCTTACTCAAAATACTCTCACCTATGTGTTTTCTGATGTAATTTCTCAACAACTGGTCATCGCACCTCACACTCAAGTGTATGTTGAGGATAAAATGTGTGACGCAGTTTGTGTTCCTCTAGAGGAAGTATTTGTAGATACTGATATGATCAAATGGGTACAACCTTCTGTTGATCGTATCTATCGTGGACAATCTACACCAAAGGTGAATCCTAACTTTATCAACTTTCTGACCAAGAAAGAAGCCGAAGAAGCTAAGATTTGTATCAATTCCATCATCAAAGCTGGTT